ATGTGGAAATGTTTTAACTAGAAGTTGGACTATTGGTAATGTTGCTGTATGGGCTCCAACATCTGGTGGATACCGCTAAATGGCTAAAAAACCCACACAGATCAAATATAACCCACTTTGGGAAGTAAAGCATGAATATCTACACGGGAAAGATTTAATCGTCCCTGGGACATTAGTTAAAATAAAGAATGTTCGTGGAGAGTTTAAGTTTGAAAAGTATGTCAAAAATATTGAATCAGGTATGGAATGGATTGACGTTATTGGTAATACTGGATACAGATCCTTTTATTTGTACGACTTTAAGGGTATAATTAAGCCTAAGAAGAAAAGGATTAAAAAAAATGTCTGAGATTGAACTAGCTGATCGCTGGGAAAACATCAACAAGGTTGCAGAAGAGTTTCTAAGAGGAAATACAAACGCTACAACTATTGCTAAAGCAACTGGATTTAAAAGAGCTGAGGTTCTTGAGTATCTTGATGAATGGCGTATGGTAATTCGCAGCGACAGGCAGGTTCAGGTTCGTGCTCGTGAAGCCCTAGCAGGAGCAGATCAGCATTACTCAATGTTAATTAAAGAAGCTTGGGATGTAGTTGAGCAAGCAGATTTAACTGCACAGCTTCCACAAAAAACAGCAGCACTTAAATTAATTGCTGACATTCAGCAAAAACAAATGGATATGCTACAAAAAGCAGGTATGCTTGACAACAATGAGATGGCTGAAAAGATTGTAGAAACAGAAGAAAAGCAACACGTTCTTGTTGAAATTATCCGTGATGTTGTTTCAGGCTGTGAAAGATGCAAACCAATTGTGTTTGGAAAACTTAGCAAAGTAACAGGTCAAGCAGAGGAAATTTAATGTTTGAAGATATTATTGATCTTCTTGGTGGTGACGAGTTTGAAGAAAAGCCAGTTGAGTTAGAAGAGTTTGTTACATCTGAAGACTTCTTAGGTCTACCACCACTTTCAAAATATCAATATGATGCTATTAAAGCAATGAGCCAAATCTATAAAAAACAAACTTTAATTAACTTGTATGGAGAGAAAGTAGCAACAAACATATGGAATCAAACATGTAATGAAGTTATCTTACAATTAGGTAAGGGATCTGGTAAAGATTACATGTCAACAATTGCGGTATCTTATATGGTTTATCTATTGTTATGCTTAAAAGATCCTGCAAGATACTTTGGCAAACCTCCAGGTGACTCTATTGATATTCTTAACATTGCTATTAACTCTGAACAGGCTAAGAATGTTTTCTTTAAAGGTTTTAAAACAAGATTAGATAAGTCTCCCTGGTTTCAAGGAAAGTACACACCAACTGCTGGTTCCGTTACTTTTGATAAAGGTATTACCTGTCACTCAGGTCACTCTGAAAGAGAATCTTTTGAAGGATATAACGTACTGTGTGTAATTCTTGATGAGATCTCAGGCTTTGCAACAGAATCAACTTCTGGTTCTGATCAAGCAAAAACTGCTTCTGCTATTTATGAAATGTATCGTGCATCAGTTGACTCTCGTTTCCCAGATTTTGGAAAGGTAGTTTTACTTTCTTTTCCTAGATATAAAAATGATTACATTCAAACAAGATACGAATCTGTTATTGCAGATAAAACTGTTGAAATAAAAGAGCATACTTTTAAGCTTGACGATACGCTAGAAGATGGAATTTCTTCTAATGAATTTACTGTTGAATGGGAAGAGGATAGGATCAATGCTTACAAGTTTCCAAAAGTATTTGCATTACGCAGACCAACTTGGGAAATTAATCCTACAAGAAGTATAGATGATTTTAAGATTGCATTTTATAAAAATTCAGTTGATGCCTTATCTCGTTTTGCCTGTATGCCACCTGATGCTGTTGATGCTTTTTTCCGATCAAGAGAAAAGATTGAAACTTGTTTTAGCGGAACAAACGGTGTAGACTCTACTGGGAGATTCTTTGAATCATTTAAGCCACAAGAAGATAAAGAATACTATGTTCACGTTGACCTTGCACAAAAACATGACCACTGTGCGGTAGCACTTGCACACGTTGATAAATGGGTAACTCTTAGCACCTTTAATGACCATGAGGTAATTAATCCATTTGTAGTTGTTGATGCAGTTAGATGGTGGACTCCAACAGCAGACAAGACAGTAGAGTTTAAAGATGTAAAGAATTATATTCTTGAGTTACGCTCAAGAGGTTTTAGAATTAAGAAAGTAACATTTGATAGATGGAATTCTTTTGATATTATGAATGAACTTAAATCTCTTGGAATGAATTCAGAAACATTGTCTGTAGCAAAAAAGCATTATGAAGATATGCAAATGCTAGTGGCAGAAGAAAGAATCTATGGACCAAGAATTGATTTACTTGTAGATGAGCTATTGCAATTACGCATTGTTCGTGATAAAGTTGATCACCCAAGAAAAGGATCTAAAGATTTAGCAGATGCTGTTTGTGGTGCGATATATAATTCAATTTTAAACACTTCTCGTGGAACTAGAGAAATTGAAGTTCATACTTTTAGAGACTCAAGAGACACAAACTACAAAGAAACGGTAGACCCTTTTTATGAAGAACCAAAGAAAAGCATGAGAGACATGCCAAATGACATATCAGATTTCTTAAGTGGAATTGGTTTTATTTAGTTGTATACTAGTATTATGGAGGTATAATGTTTGACGATTTTGATGAAGAAGAATACGATGAGGCAGAAATGTTTTCCTTCATGATTGAAAATGGCTATGTTGAAATCTCTGGAGTAGATCCAGATGGGGAATTTGTTTACAAAATGACTAGAAAAATGGGAGAACATTTTCCTGAAGTTTTTGAGGAGCATTTAGCTTTAACAAATGCCTTAGTTTTTGATGTATGGCAAAAGGGATTGCTTGAAGTTGTGATGAATCCTAACGGTACATGGACTATAAAAGAAAATGAAAAAACAAGAAAATTTACAGATTATGAAAATGATTTGACTAAAGAAGAATGGCTTTTAATGGCTGAAGTCAATGCTATGATTGAAGAAGATAGTATATAATAGTATTATGAATGAATTAGAAGCCTTGTTAACACCTGATGAAAAAGCCTTGCATGATGCATTGGTAGAAATTGCTCAGAAATATGGAAAGTTTGATGAAGATGGTTCTGGAATTTGGGCAGGTTATGAACCTGCAGACCAGAATGAAGAAAAGGCAATTGGTGTTAAGTGCTCTAACTGTGCTTTATATATGGGTGGAGTACAATGTGAGATTCTTGCATTTGAAGTAGAGCCTGAAGGCAAGTGTAGATTTGCAGTTATTCCAGATGGTTATGTAGATGTTTCTGGTCAGATGGATGATGATATGAACAATGATGATATGTATAAAGCAGATATAAACCTAAAGCCTACAGATGGAATGAAGTCTGCTGCTGCCAGAGCCCTTGCTTGGAAAAAGGAAGGCAAGCGTGGTGGAACTAGAGTTGGTTTAGCCAGAGCAAATCAAATTGTAAATGGCACAACTCTTTCTGAAAGTACAGTTGCTCGTATGTACTCATTCTTTTCAAGACACGAAGTAGATAAACAAGCTACTGGATTTAGTGCAGGTGAAGAAGGATATCCAAGTCCAGGAAGAGTTGCCTGGGATCTTTGGGGTGGAGATGCAGGTTATTCGTGGTCAAGATCTAAGTGGGAAAGTATTAAGAGCAGAAGAGAAAATAAGTCTGATACAATTGTACCAACGGAGGCAGACGCAGTGGAAAAAAGAGATTATTCCCCTAAGCAACGCAGAGCAATGGCAGCAAGAGGTCAGGCAATGGCAGATGGATCTTTCCCAATTGCAGATAGAGCAGACCTATCAAATGCAATTCAATCGGTAGGTCGTGCTGCAAATTATGAATCAGCAAAGAGACATATTATTCGCAGAGCTCGTGCTCTAGGTCTTACAGAGATGTTACCAGATGACTGGAAAAAGTCAATGCGTAAGTCACTAAATTATTACGATTCAAGATTTACGAAATATATGTAATTTATATTGACATTAATTAATTTTTAGTGTATTCTATAGTCTAATAGAAAAGAGACTGATATGACAGAATCAAAAGAACGACAACTGCAAATTGCAGATCGTTGTGATAGATGTGCAGCACAAGCCTTTGTATTAGTTAAAGGCGTAACTGGAGAACTATATTTTTGCGGTCATCACTTTACAAAAAATCAAGAAGCATTGACTAAGTTTGCTTTTGAAATTATTGATGAAAGAAATTTTATTAACGAACATTCTGCTTCTTCTGTATAACAAGGGTAGAGTTGGGCAGGTGGTGAGCCCCATTGACTGTAAATCAATCGCTTTAGCTGTGTAGGTTCGATTCCTATCTCTACCACGATATAATTAAATATTATTCCCCAATAGCTCAATTGGCAGAGCGTTAAACTGTTAATTTAAATGTTCCTGGTTCAAGTCCAGGTTGGGGAGCAGCAGTATATGTTTGTCAGTTGCATATACTCCCACATGTTAAATGGCATGGCAAACTGACTTGCCCTCGTAGCTCAATGGACAGAGCGCATCGTTTCTACCGATTAGGTTGGGAGTTCGAATCTCTCCGAGGGTACTTTTAAGATATAATAGACTTGGGATTAATCCCTAATTTATATGAAAAGAGTGATTATTAATGGGTCTACCTATTAAGGGTGGTAAGGTTACAACACCTTACAAGAAGCTAGGAAAAATGTGGTCAAAAGGCTACCATACAGGAGTAGATTTTGCTTGCAAAGAAGGAACAGATATTGTTGCTGTTGCAGATGGCAAGATTGAAAATGCTAACTGGGGAGCCAGTTACGGCACACAGTTGGTGCAAAAAGTTGAGGGTGGCTGGGTAATCTATGCACACCTTTCAAAGGCTCTAGTCAAGGCTGGAGACGCAGTAAAGAAGGGTCAGCACATTGGAGAATCTGGTAATACAGGCAACTCCTCTGGTCCACATTTACATTTTGAAATGAGAGATAACATTAGATGGAGTGATGGCAAGGACATTGATCCTGCTAAGATTCTTGCATCTTAGTTATTGATAATATCAAAAGCCCTTGACAAAAGTCAGGGGCTTTTGATATAATATTCCTAAACAACAAAAAGGATTTTAATGGATAAGGGATTTCAATATGATTTCTTTGCACAAGAATGGTCACACACTTGTGGTGCTTGCAGTACACAATTATATGCACCAACTAAAAAACATATGGAAGGTAACCTCTGGTTACATACCCACTCAAATGACTGTCTTGGAGGATGGTAATGAATAAAAAAGAATTACACAATTACTTGTCTTATGAAGATGAAGAAATTATGTTGATGGATGGCTTTGAAGAAGCCTTTATTGGTTTGTCTAAAAGATGTGGTCAGCCAACACTTGCAACATATTCATTTCTTAAGATGATGGAAGTACTTGTTGAGCGTGATGATATGACCTATGAAGAAGCAGATGAATACATAATGTATAATTGCGA